TAACAATAACTTTCGTGGCAGATACGCAGGTATCGGCTACACCTATGACGCTGTTCTAGACGAGTTCATCGCACCTGTTGAGCCGTAGATGTGGGTCGCAATTTAACTAGGTGGCTGATACCGCTACCAGCAATCCTGTTTGCGGTTATACCGCAAAATGCTAACGCAGAACCAGTTGCGGGTTTAGCAACCACCTATTATACGATTGATGTAATCCCGCCAGTTCAATCAACTGACGAACACCCTGTCTGTGGTAGCGAACTAGAGAACAACATCAATCGCAGTTATGACGGTGAACCGTACGAGGATTGCACAGGCGACCTGTTCATGGTCCACATGACAGGCTACATAGACATCCCTGAACACAACACGATTGAGTTCATGCTCGCACACGATGACGGCGGTGAGATAACTATTGACGGCAACACATTTGGTGTTTGGAATGACCAAGGTTGTTCGTGGAGTATGTCAGATGAACTAGAACTTGACGCTGGGAGTTTGCCGCTTCAGTTGTTTATGTATGAGAACGGCGGTGCATCCTGCCTGATGCTCGCATGGAACATTGATGATGAAGGTTGGGCGATAGTCCCAGACTCAGCGTTCACTACTAGTAGTAGCCCAACCACCACAACAACAACCACGACCACGACAACCACAAGCACGCTGCCAGAGACAACAACAACAACTTCAACCACAACCACGACTTCATCTACGACAACCCTTCCCATACAAACGACCACAACGACTTCAACAACTCTTGCACCAACAACCACGCAAACGACAACAACAACGACAGTGCCTGCCACCACAACGACAACAACTGAAGCACCTTATGTGCCAACTCAAACAACATCTACAACCGAACCTGAAGAAACAATTACAGCCGAACCTTTAGAAGAAGCGACAACAAGCACAACCGAACCTTTAGACGAAATAGAGGAAACATCTACAACCTATCCTGACGAGACTGGTCCCAGTATTCCTGATTCAGAACTTGACGAGCCTGAAACTCCAACCACTGTTGAGATAACCGTTCCTGAGACTTTTGACGAACTTGATGTCGTTGATACAACGCAGCCAGAAGAACAAGAGCAGACAGAGGAATATACACCAGAAACAACAGAACTAATATTAGATGATTCATCATCAGACATTATATCAGATGAACAATTTGAAGAAATACTGGATGACCTAGAAGATGCCAGCCCTGAACAGGTTGTTGCCATTATAGAATCCATATTGGCTGCAGATATCTCCAGCGAACAGGCAACAGAGTTGGTTTCCAATGTGGCTGTTCTTCAAGTAATTAGCGAAGAAGATGCCGAACAACTGTTTTCCGAGGTTGTCCCTGTTGATTTAACGGAGGAACAGGCTGCGTTAATTGTAGAGGCTGTTCAAGCAGCCCCGATTGAGGTACGACAAGCATTTGAGGGAGTGATTGACATTTTTGGTTCACAGTTTGAAAACTATGTTCCTACGGGGTCAAACATTCCTGTTTCTACTAGGCGTACTTTGGTCGCTATTGGGGCAACATTGACAATGTTGCCTACCTCTAGGGCTAGACAATAATGAAACGCATATTGGATTATCTTGTAGATAATGCGTGGACATGGGCGGGAACTGGCATGGTTTTGATTACTTTGTCTGGTCCTACTCTTAGACAGGCAACTTTTCTTACAGGTGCAGCGATTATGGTTCATTCCATAATCACTTTTACAAAAAAGGATAAAAATGAATAACATGATTGCAAAAAGTTTAGACCTTGGGCAGCGTTTGATTTCGTTGTTTATTGCGAGCGCTCTACCAATTATTACTGGTGGCGCCATTTTGGGTGTTGATGTTGTTAAGTCTGCTGGTGTTGCTGGGCTGACAGCGTTGTTTGGTGTTGTTCAAAAGTTGGCTGCGGCTTCTGTTGATGGCGAATTGTCATCTGAGGAAATTTCGGCTGCTTTTGGTACTAAATCTTCAAAGAAGTAATGTCTTATCCTGTTGTTGCAGTAAAGTTCTGCACACATCTTAAAGGCAAGAAGCCGTCTGAGATTAAACCAGATATTTTGCGTAAATGTTCTGGTGGTGGCAAGATGGAGTTGTGTGCTGCTGATGCTTGGGATGCTATGGTTGCTGCCGCTGCTGTAGATGGTGTCGTTTTGAAGCCAACTAGTTTGGGTGACCAGTTTCGTAGCATTGACCAGCAGAAGGCTGGTTTTTTGCAACGCTATCAGAAGGAACCTGTAACAAATTCTAGTACCCGTACTTGGAATGGTGTTAAGTGGTGGCTTAAAAAGGGTTTTGCACCGTTGGCTGCACCAAATGACGACCCTAAGACTTGTAGCCGCCATATGCTAGGGTTGGCTGTTGATGTTGCTAATGCGAATGGCAAAATTTTGAAATGGTTGCTAGATAATGAAGATAGGTTTGGTTTCAGTCACGAGGTTCAATCCGAGCCTTGGCATATCCGTTATGTTGCAGGAAATGATATTCCTGTGGCAGTTGTAGAGTTTGTGGGAAATAAACCTCAACAATAATCCGTTAGGATGGTTTTATGAAGAAATGGTTTGTTACTGTTTTTGTCATGCTGTTAATTAGCCCAGTTGGGCATTTGCATGCTGTTTCTAAAGAACTGGTAGGTAAATGTGGACATTGGTTAGATGACGCTTTAGATGTTGGTTGGTCTAGGAAAGATTTGTCCAAGTTGGATTATGTGATTTGGCGTGAGTCCCGTTGCATCCCTAGGGTCTTTAATAATCTTGACCCGAATGGTGGTTCTGCTGGGTTAATGCAAATTAACCAGTTTTGGTGTTTGCCAAACAGATATTATAAACAGGGTTGGTTGCAGGCTCAAGGCATTTTGGATTCGTGTTCTGAATTGTTTAACCCTGAAATCAATTTGCAGGCTGGTTTAGCAATTTTTGAATACTCTAAGGAACATAACAATAATGGTTGGCAGCCTTGGGGTAAATAATGGAATTAACTGAACTTTTAAACGAGAAAGAATGGCGTTTATGTAAAGGTCCAGAGAACGCCAGCATTGATGAGCAGTTGGCTGCTTTTGTTTATTTTTGTGAAAACTATTGGTTTATTAAACATCCTGAGCGTGCAAGGATTTTGTTTCAGTTGCGTGACGCACAGAAAGAGTCTGTGCGTATCTGGTTGTCATCTAGGTATTCTGTTGTTTTGAAAGCCCGTCAGATTGGGTTTTCTACTTTGGCTGCTGCTTATGCGTTTTGGCTAACATATTTTTGGTCTGACAGATTTGTTGTCATGTTGTCCAGAACTGAGCGTGAGGCTATGAAGTTGCTATCCAAGGCTAAGTATGGTTACAAGTTTTTACCGTATTGGATGAAAGAAAAAGGTCCTAAGCAAACAACTGAGCATCAACTTAAAATGACTTGGGGTAACGAGTCCGCTATTGAGTCTTTGCCGTCAGGTAATGACCCTGCTCGTGGTGAGTCGGTGTATTTGGTTATTGTGGACGAGATGGCGTTCTTGCCAAACCCTGAGGAAGCGTGGGCGTCTATTGAACCTATTGCCGATGTCGGTGGTCGTGTTATCTGTTTGTCCACCGCTAATGGTTCTGGTAACTTTTTTCATAATTTGTGGGTTGGTTCGCAAACTAAAACAAACCAGTTTGTTGGCATCTTTTTTCCTTGGTCTGCTGGTGACCGTGACGAGGGCTGGTATGACATTAAACAAAAAAACATGGTGTCTTGGCAGTTGCATCAAGAGTATCCACGCTTCCCAGAGGAAGCGTTTATTAAGTCAGGTAATCCTGTATTTGATATAGATTTGTTGAGCGGCATGGAAACTGTTGAACCTGATGTCGGCTATTTGCATGTTTATTCAAATAATGTTGTGGAGTTTCGTAACAGCGAAAACGGCAATCTTGATGTGTGGGAGTTCCCTGACCCAGAATCTGTTTATGTGGTTGGCGCCGATGTCGCTGAAGGTTTGGCTCACGGTGACTTTAGTTCTGCTCACATAATTAATGCTTCTAATGGTTATGTTGCGGCAGCGTGGCATGGACATGTTGAGCCAGATATTTTTGGTGAAATGTTGGCTCAAATGGCGTGGTGGTATAACACTGCGTTGTTGGGTATTGAGTCCAATAATCATGGTTTGACAACTCTTAAGGCTGCCCAAAAGTTGGGTTACCGTAATCTTTATAAACAACGCCGTCTATCCAAGGTGTTGCCTCAGGCTACGGATACTTTGGGTTGGCGTACAACGGTTTCTAGTAAACCGTTGGCTATTGACGAGTTGGCTGGTGCTTTAAGAAATGCTGACCTTGAGGTTTATTGTTCTAAGACTTTGGCTGAGTTAAAAACCTATGTTCGTAAACCTAATGGGAAGATGTCTGGTAGTCCGTATGATGACCGTACTATCAGTTTGGCTATCGGTAATCAGATGTTGAAGTATGTGTGGCTTCCTGAGTATCGGGGTGATGCGAAGGTGCCTAAGAATAGTTTGTTGTGGTGGGAGCAGCATTTGATGAGTAACCAAACATCTAATAAGGTGCCTATGGGGGCACATAATGTGCGTGAGCGGTCTTTGCGCTAGTTTTGGGAACAGAAGTTACATATTTGTATGGACAT